CATGAATACATCTACATAGATGTCTCCAGCTTTATATTTACCATATGTACCAGTCATCTTGTTGAGATCTTTGACTCGAAGCAATGCACCAAGGATTTGATACACTGATTGTCTAGCATCATATGCTACTGTTTCATTGCCTAAATGAAACGATTGAGTCTCCCAAGTTTTACCATAAAGATTACATCCAAACACAGCAAGCTGTTGTTTAGCTGCTCTACCTCTTGGTTCTTGTTTCTCATTGATTGGAAACATTTTACCATCAAGATTCTTAAGACACTGAACATGTTTATCAACCTGCTTGGCAGTACGTCTAGTTCTTTTATATCTAGTTGTACCATTTGCCATTTTCTTGGATTCAGAATATACATTCTCAATACCATTACTAATCTCATCTTTGTTAGCGATGAACTCAACATACTGTTTATTAAGAAGTTCAAGATATAGAGCATCAAGGCCTTTCACCTCTGTATTTATACCAAGCTTGTCCATCAAGTTCTGTTGAACCTTCATCTTTCTAAGCTTCTTGAGCGAAGGCAGATTATCCTCTTTGACTTCTACTTCCATCATACGAAAGTATTTAGCATCAAGTTGAAGAACCCAGTGTGTACGATGTACACCACGCTTATTAGTAGCATATGTTTCAACTCTACCATAACCTGAAGCATATGAAGTAAGTGCATTAAACACTTCTTCAAGTAAATCATTTTGTTTGTTCTCTGCAGCAAGTGCATCCATATCAAATGAATCAAGGACATTGTTAGTAACAAGACCTTTCATATTGAGAAAGCTGATAGCTGAACCAAGAACCTCTTGCAATGGCACTTTAGAGTGCCCATCGAATGAATCGTGTAGTGCAAGGTCAAAAGCAGCTCCAATAGCTGACTCGATCGGTGTGAAATTATTGAATTTACGAATGATTGTTTTTGCCATTTGTTGTGTCTCCTTTAGAGTAATAAGACATTAGGGAATGACCCCTTATTAGAACCGTTTAACGTCTGGAACAGACGAGCATATGATGTTGGTTCTAAAATAGTTTATGCTTAAGATCACTATCACTATCACAGTATTTCATCTCTGCTTTAGCAACAGCCTTGTCTATGACTGCAGTAGTTACTAGCATACGTCTGGTCTTAAGGTCATGTTTAGGGTTCCTAGCATAGATCTTTCGGTTTGACTGTTTTTTGATATTTTTAAAGAAAGCTATACGTTTATCCCAATACCTTACTCTCTTCGCTATAGGCAATGTTTTGAAGGTTGGTTCTGTGTGTTTGTTAATGTTCACTATTACCCCTTTAGGTTTGTGTGTTTATATCCACCTTCGCTACGCTCGGTGGTTCTAGGACTTAACCTCTCAGTGTGTTAGTCTCCCTCTTGGCTACATCTCCTCTCTGTGTGTGAGGTTTAATAGACATCTGAATCACAAATGAGTGAAACATCAATGAATGAAGCAAATGAGCTAGTTCATATCTATATCCCCAGGGAAAGGGACATAGTATGGACTAAACAGAAGTTGTTTATTCTTCTACAATAGGCTTGAGACCGTCAGCATAAGCAACAACAAGAGGCTCAATACGAGTCAAGAACTCACTATTGTCATACTTAGCAAGACTAATGAAGATACGATTTAAATCAACACGCTTGTAGTCAGAATAGTCAATCTTAAATTGCTTCATCGTAGACTTAATAGTTTTGGCATCAGCCTTATTATCATCATCCTTAAGACGAGCAATACGACGATCAATAGCATCAGAGTCAGAGATGTTAGCAACCAAGACAGAAGTAGCGATACGAGATTTAGAACCGAGATTCAACTTACCTTTGTTTGTCTTTTTAACGAACTTAAACAACTTGTCATTAGTGATAGCATCAACAAACTCATCACCAGTCTCAACATCAGCCTTAACAATAACACTGTCAGTGGTATCAGAGATCTTGAGATCAATCTCTTTGGCTGCAGCAAGCAAGAACGCACCAAAAGCATACTTAGACTTAACAGAATAAGATATCTCCGAAGCAGTTGTCTTCATCTTCTTAGACGCAGCTCTCTTCCCAGTAACACCAGAAAGAATTTTAGTGAAAGAAAGTCCACCACCTTTTGTATTTTTAAAACTACCCATAATTTGCTCCTTGTAGGAATTTACGTAACCGAGTAAGGTACGCATAGCATTTAGAGTCCAAGAGGACAATCAAAGAAGACATTTCAGTCAACACATAGTGCAAGTGCACAACAGAACCACCAACAAGTAGCTCCATTGTAGACTAGAACCAGTACACTAACTCATCACGAGCAGCATGGAACATCATGTACAGTGACCACACACACAGAGCTATGAACCCAGTACATATGAATACAAACAACAGATCAGCAGGCATAGAGCATAGAGACAACAACACAACACAACCATAGACAACAGACACACACATCAACATAGCGAACAGATAAACAAACAACATAGCAACCTCCCAAGGTACAGACATAGACACGAACCACAAGGGCACAGCAACAGGTGAAAAAAGGAGTACTCTAAACACCCGGGGGGATGGTACACTCGAAAGTGAAAACACCCTAACCCACTACTTCTATAGGTAAATATGATTTTCATGAAAAGGTAAATTCAGATTCAGTTAAGACTTCTTCATTCATAGGTAAATGAATAAAATCTACTATATAGCTGTTATCTCTACTTTAAAGCTACGTCATGCTTTATAGAAGTCTAAGGTAAAATATAATATACTACTACAGCTCTAAAGGTAAAACTTTGAATACCCTAAAGGACAAGAATGAAAGAATTGGCAAGAGAAATCAGTAACAACATGCAGGAATACGAAAGTCGAAGCTTCATCAGTGGTTCACACAACTTTAAGATGGATATGAAATTATTTATGCACGCATGTGCGAACAGTTTCAAAAGTGATAAACAACTCTCTATAATATATTATATGTTGAAGAACCAAGATGCTGGTTCTATGATCACTGTTAAGGGGACAATGATTATGAACAAGGTTGGAATAACCAAACCAACATACTATGGAGTGATAAATAGAATGATTGAGAACCAGATGATAAAGAAGATTGATGTGAAACATCAAACAAGAGGCTACCAAAAATATATTATAAATCCATATATGATATATAATTTCAGAAAGACCAAGAGCAACGAACAATATGCCGATAATTGCAATCTGTGGAACATAACCTAAAGGGAACCTATGGTAGTATTCTCTGTATATATATAATGTAAGGAAAAATAAAATGACAATTGAAGAATTGAAGGCTGGTATACCAAAACATACTCGAAGTTTGATTACACAGAATGTGGTTGATGTATTTAATAATTTAGAAGGTGAACATGGTGAAGAATTTGCTGAACACTACAAGCAGAACTTCATAGGAATGAGTACGGTAATGAAGGGTGGTTCTTTTGCTGTGAAGGACTATATCAATGCAGTCAAGTTTACTTCATTTAGGTTGCTGCAGAATACAGATATAGATTCATATATGCTTACTTTCCCGGACAGATATGCCAGACTGATGGATAAGCATTCTGACTATGGAGACGAAGCTACTATTAGATCAGACAAGATATCTCCTTATGTAACAGGCTACAAACAGAACCCTATTGTAGTTAGAGTCACGGAACAATCACTGGTTCCAAGTAGAATATTGAATGCTCCTATGTTTCAACAGGCATTGAATATTCAGATGAGTATTGCAATGACATCCAGGTCTGATCAAGTAAGATCACAAGCTGCAGAGAGTGTCATGAAGTACACTATGAGTCCGGAAGTTCAAAAGATTGAGCTTGAGGTTGGAGTGAAAGGACAGGATGAAGTATTGGCATTGAGAACTGAAATGCACAGACTTGCTTCACAGCAGCAAGCGACTATCGAGTCTGGAACCAATACAGCTTTAGACATTGCAGAGCAGAGATTATTACATGACGTAATAGAAGGAGAAGTAGAATGAAGAAATATAAATGTATGACGTGTGGAATTAAACAGAAGATAAAAAGCGAACAAATAGTTCGCAAACCAAGAGAAGGGCATATGACAGACAGCATACACGCTACCTGTGCAAAGTGTAAAACAATAGAGGCCATGACTCCTTTAAGTCAGGGCTGATATAATCCTATTGGCAGATGTTGTTTGGTTCGTCTGCCATCCCTCTCGTAAACCTTACACCTCTTTTAAAGTCTTAGAACCAGCCTACACTCTTTTGTTAAATACTTCTAAATGTTATTGGTTGGTTCTTGTAATCTAACTATGATATAATTGTTTCATTAAAATACAAAAGGATTAATAATGTCAAAATGGAATGGAACAGTAAACAGTACAAAAGACGAACTTGAATCAAAAGCATCTGCTGCAAGTGAATTTACAGGAGCAGACATAAACAGTAAAGATGTTGCATCATATGAGAAGAAAAAGTCCATGTCAAGACAGAAAGATATTAATGATGCTCAGAGAAAGAGACAGAAGGCGAATACTGTTGCTAGAGCAGGACAATTAGCTGCAGAAAGAATGAAGAAGAAGAAGAAAAAACTTAAAGCATTCCAAGATCGTGGCATGAATGAGAAAGATGCTACATACTCGCCAAGCGGTAGAGATAACTAGGGATTATAATGTCAGCAATAACAGCTCAACATCTACATGCCGTACAGCAAACGCTTACGGTTGACCAATGGCTTGACCAGGTTGATTACTCCGTAGATCCTACTTATATACCATCTATCTTTGCACTTGAATTTGTCAATTTTATCAAGCTCGTGAATGGAACAGAGGGTGAGGAAAATAAGACTCCCGTCCTTCACTATAAGATGTTGGATCAGATAGCTGGTGAGAACATGAACATTGTGAACATGTTGTATCGTGGTTCTGCGAAGACAACCCTTATGGGAGAATACCTCTTTTTATATTTAGCAGTTTATGGAGAGATTCCTGGGTTTGGTAAAGTCGATATAGCTATCTATGTATCCGATAGTATTGAAAATGGTGTTAAGAATATGAGAAAGAACTTGGAGTACCGCTGGGAAAACTCTGAGTTCTTGAGAAAGTATGTACCTAGAACAAGGTTTACGGATGTCAGATACGAATTTGAGAACATTGCAGGAAAGAAGCTTATTGTTAAGGGCTACGGTGCGAAAACTGGAGTACGTGGAGCAAAAGAGATGGGTAAGCGGGTTGATCTCGCATTACTCGACGACCTTATGTCCGATGAAGACGCAAGATCAGCAACGATTATTGCGAGCATTGAAGATACTGTTTACAAGGCGATAGACTATGCATTGCACCCAACAAAATCAAAGACGATCTGGAATGGGACTCCCTTCAATCAAAATGACCCTCTATACAAAGCTATTGAATCAGGAGCCTGGGATGTCTCCGTATATCCGGTTTGTGAGCACTTTGACGAGAACACTACCGAAGAGACATTTAAAGGAGCTTGGTCTGACAGACACACATTCGAGTACGTTAAACGACAGTATGATAAGTCGAAGAAGGCTGGTAAGCTAGACGCATTCATGCAGGAAATGATGCTTAGAATTACATCAGATGAAGACAGGCTGATTCGTGATGTTGACATGAAGAAGTGGTTTGATACTGAAGATGTTATGAACAATGAGGGTAACTACAATTTTTACATAACAACAGATTTTGCAACTTCAGAGAAATCAAGAGCTGACTATTCGGTATTATCTGTATGGGCATATAACTCAAATGATGAATGGATGTTATTGGATGGAGAGTGTGACAGAAATCTAAT